CACCCACCGACCCCCCATTTATAACCCCTTCCCTCACGTCAACGGCTGCCCTAGCACAAAACAAAGGGGCCCCCCTTTCGGAAGGCCCGTAATTCAAACAATGCCGGATTTACTTGGTTTTATCAGGCGCCTTGACCGTCTTGGTGGCGTCTGCCTCAGGCGGTGGCGGCTCCTCAGGCTGCACGTAGCCTCCCGGATAAGCACCCCCCTTCTTGGCATACCCTCCACCGTGGAAGGGTACGCTGTCGGCCGCAGGCTCTGTGCCTTCCCGTGGCGCTGCCGCCTCGTTGGCCGAAGGCACGATGTCGGACGTGGGCTTGGGATGTGGTTGGATGGCCATGTCGTCTCTCCTGTGTGCGGGAACATCCCTGTAATAGCACTTCTTGTCTCAATGTTCCTTTGGGACTACACGTCTTCAGCTATGTCAGACGACGAACAGGACATAGACATCCCCGCCGAGGAACTGGCGAGGCGTTCCATCTTCGCCTCCCACGTCGCCCGTGGGTCCGCCATACCTGACGCCCTGCATGCGGCCGGATACAGTTCCAACGCGCTGCATCTGGGTTGGACGCTCCTCTCTTACCCGGATGTGCGCGTTGAGGTAGATAGACACAGGCAATACATACGCGACAAGCAGGCCCGCTCCGTCGGTGAACTCATCGAGCAGCTCGACCGTGACCGTGAATTTGCCATCGAAACAAGGAACGCCGCCACGGCCGTCGCGGCCACGCTCGCCCAGGCGCGTATACTTGGCGCACTTGATCCCGCCACCGCTGCACTCAAGGCAGGCCAGAAGCGGCTCGTACTCACCTGGGGCGGCGAAGACCTCTCCGATATCACGCCTGAGCGAATAGTAGAGCTTTTACCCCTGCAGAGGACCGGAACCGAGGAATGAACCCCGAGGCCGCATATAATTCCATCTCACGGTCGCCGCGCGCCAACCCGCGCATACCCGTCGATCTGCGCCCTCTCGACAGGTCCGATCCGCAACAAGTCATCCAGCTGCCCTATACTCCACGAAGAGTATTTCTGCCCTATCATCGCCGCACCCAGCGCTTTGCCGCCATCGTGGCCCACCGTAGATGCGGCAAGACCGTCGCCGAGATCAACGAATGCATCGTCCGTCTCAGCCGCGTCGAAAGATCCTTTCCGCCTCCCCAGGTCGCCTACATCTCCCCTACCTTCTCACAGGGCAAGCGCAACGCCTGGATGTATGCCAAGCACTACACCAGGGTGATCCCTGGGATGAAGACGCTCGAGGCGGAGACCACCTTGGTGTTTCCCAACGAAGCAAGGTTGATACTTGCGGGCTCCGATAATTATGGCGGTCTTAGAGGAGTTTATCTCGATCACGCTTCCCTTGACGAATATGCCATCCAGGATCCGCGCATTTGGACTGAGGTCATCCGGGCGAGCCTCAGTGAATATGCCGGTTCGGCTACTTTTATCGGCTCTGCCTATGGACGAAACCACTTCTACGACATTGTCCACGACTACGAAGACGACCCGGACTGGCTGATCATGACGCTCAAGGCGTCACAAACCGGGATCCTCTCCCAAAAAGAGCTTGATCTCGCCAAAAAGGCCATGCCGCCCGAGGAATACGCGCAGGAATACGAGTGTTCCTTCGATGCAGCGGTCAAAGGCACGTTCTTCGGGGCCGAAATCGAGCGCGCCGAGAACGAGAGGCGCATCACCAACGTCTCTCACGACACCAATGCCAACGTATTGGCTGCTATGGACTTAGGCATTGGTGGCGGCGCATCATTGTGGATCTACCAGCTCGTCGCCAACAACATTCATCTTCTCAAGTTCATACAAGATAAAGACCAAGCCCTGCCGTATTACGCCGAGTGGATGGATCGGCTGCCCTACAAGGTCCACACGCTCTATCTGCCGCATGATGCGGAACAAAGAGACCTCCAGACCGGCCTCACCCGCACCCAATTCTTCCAGAACCGTGGTTTTAATACTTTCCTGTTGCCCAAGGTGAGTGAACATGGCTCCATTGCCGCTGCCAGGGTGGCGTTTTCCAGGTGTTGGTTTGACAAGACGGGCACCCGGGACGGCATTGACTGTCTCAGGATGTTCCGACGTGCCTGGGATCCAAAACGCAAGGTTTTCAGTGAAAACGCTTTTAAGGACTGGGCCTCACACGGCGGTGATGGTTTCAGATACGTCATACAATCCACCCCCTACGGCCAAAACAACTCCGATTGGTCGAAACCGATAAGACGAAACCTGCGGGTGGTGGTATGACGCGCGGAATAGATTGGCAGGAGCGTCTTTTGAAGACGGCGATCATACTTGGCATCGCGGCGCTGCTGGTGGCGGCCGGAATGACGTTTTTGTGGCTTGGGGGAACTGACTGATGTTCAAAAGCACACTCAAGAAGGCCAAGAAGGTCTTGAAGCCCATCCCGCAGGAAGCATTCGAGAGGATCATCAAGGATGAAATACTTCACGCCATCTCCTTCGTCACCTCCAGCCTCGTCAGCGGCAGAATACTTGCCGACAAGTACTTCCAGGGCGAAAGCAAGCTGCCTCATGAGACCGGAAGAAGTGGTGTTATTGTTACCTGTGTTCGCGATGGAGTTAGGAGCGTATTGCCGTCGATGGCACGCATCTTCACGCAGTCTGACACGGTGGCGGAATTTAACTCTGATGACGAAGAAGATGAGCAGATCTGCGAGCAGATGACGCTCTTCGTAAATTCTGTCTATGACCGCTTTGGCGGCTACGAAGCGCTGATCCAGGGCTGCACGGATGCCCTGAAGGCCCGGGTTGGCGTGGTCAAGGTAACGCTCGAGCAGAAAACCATTTCGACGCACCAGAAAGACCTCGTTCTTCCGCCCACGGAGCTTCCCTCGCTCGAGGAAGACCCCAATGCGCAGGTAACCGAAGTATCAGAGCCGTTTGACGGTGAAGACGGCGCTCCCGTCGTCCAGGCCGTCCAAACCAGACAGAATATAAGGAAGATATGGCACCTCGACACGGTGCCGCCCGAGAATTTCATCGTCAATGCATCCGCGACGTGCCTGGAGGATGCTCGCCTCATTGGTACTGTCGAAATCATGCGGATATACGATGCCGCCTCGATGGGGCTCGACCCGGAAGAACTCATCGCCATGCGCGGCTCGACCGACGAGAGCGCCATGTCGGATTACGAGAGCGGCGAGCGCGCCACCTACTACGTCAACAACAACGAGCCTGACGCAGACGAAAAAGACCCGATGTCAGACGACATCACCATCGCTGAGATTTGGCTTCGTATAGATGCGGACGGTGATGGTGTCGCCGAGTTGCGACACATTATAACAGGCGGTTCCGAATATAAGATACTTCTGGATGAGCCGGTTAACTTCGTGCCACTCGGTATCTTCAAGACAGACCTGCAGCCGCATGTGTTTTTCCCTATCTCGCTCGCCGAGGATTTGATCCAGGATCAGGATGCGCAGACAGCGTTGCTCAGGTCAATACTCGACAACGCAGCACTGACCAATAATCCGCAGCGCGCCTTCAATGAGAGCATGGTCAATGCCGAGGATATGGCAAACTCCGAGATCGGCGCGATGATCCGCACCAAGGGCCCCGGGCAGATCGAGGAATTGACGACCCCGTTCGTGGCGGGCCAGACGCTGCCTGTTCTCCAGTATCTGGAGGAGGTCAGTGAAAAGAGATCCGGTATTTCAAGGATGAGCCAGGGCCTTGATCCCGACGCGCTCCAAAGCACCACCAAGATCGCCGCCAATGCAGCCGTGATGGGCGCTGACGCGCGCATGGAGATGATGGCCCGCAACGCAGGCGAGACGGGTATTAAATCTATGTTTTTGGCCAGTGCCAGGATTGCCATGAACGAGCTGCGCGGGCCGCAGTCTCTGAAAACCATGACCGGCTACCAGGAGGTGCTTCCAGACATCTGGCACGACCAGATCGGCGTGTCCGTCAATGTAGGCCTCGGGAACGGAAGGATCGACAGCAAGATCATGGCGCTTACTGCTGTCGCGGCCGTGCAGACCCAGGCGATCATGACGCTCGGCATGGCTAATCCGGTGTGCGGCTGGGAGCAGTTCCGCAACACCCAGAAACAGCTCCTCCGTCTTGCCGGGGAAAAGTCGATCAACCCTTATTTCCCGAGGGTCGACCCGAAGGTTCTCCAGCAGCTCGACCAGCAGCAGGCGGAGAAGGCGGCCCAGGCCAACCAGGGTACGCCCGCACCGGATCTGGTGGGGGCCGAAAAGGTCAAGGGCGAGGTCAAGATGAAGGTTTCGGCGGCCGAGCTGCAGCAGAAGGGCCAGCTCAAGTCTGCCGAGATCGCCCAGAAAGGTCAGCAGGAGGCTCAGCAGCTCAAGACCACGACCGAGAGCGAGCTGCTGCGTGAGATGATGGCTGACGACCGTGAGCGCGACAAGCAGGCGGGCGATTATGCCGTCGCCGCCCAGAAGGTCCAGCTCGACGATGCCACCAAGCGGCAGGTGGCGATTGAACAGGCACAAGCCCGGCCCATGCCTGGGGCCAATGGAAAGGCAAAGGTGCAATGAGCAAGCTCCCCCCCGAAGAGATCCGCAAGCGCGAGGTCCTGAAAACGCTTCTTGATGACGAATTGTTCGCGCAGGCAATGTATGACGTGCGCCGCGATCTGGCCGATCAGATGCTGCGCACCAATGACGCGGCCGAGCGCGAGAAGCTGTTCTACGAGAGCCAGCTCATGAACCGGCTGCAGAACAAGCTCACCGAATACACCAATGAATTGCTGTTCCTGAAGAAAGACGAGGCTGCGTGATGGCTGACGAACCGGATGCTGGCGATCAATCAGTTGTCGACGCGATCATGACGACCGAGGAGGGGCCGCGTGAGCCCGTAGTCGAGGGTGACGAGGATCCTGCTCCTGACGATGAAAACCCCGACGAGGGTGACACTCCCGATGAGGAAGGGGAGGGCGAAGGCGAGGAAGACGAGAAAAAAGCCTCTGCCGAAGACGAGCCCGAAGAGGAGGTCGATGTCGACGATCTCCTGGTGGAAATTACGATTAACGGTCAAAAGCAGGAAATTCCGCTCAAGGAACTCAAGCAAAACTACAGCGGAAACGAGTACATAAAGCAGAACATTCAGAAGTCGGTCGAGGTCCGAAAGGCGGTCGAATACAACGCCGCCGCGCTCTATCAGGCCAATCAGGAGGTGGCGGGCAAGCTCAAGAGCCTGAACGAGGTTCTTGACACGCTGGCTCAGCCAGCTATTGATTGGGATGAGCTTCGGGCTCGAAACCCCAATGAGTACCTACTCAGGCGGGAAGAGCTTAGGGAAGTTCAAGAAAAGCAGATACTCGTCGCACAGGAAGTCGAGCGTATCGAAGCCGAACAGGCTGCACTGCAGTCTCAAGCTCGGCAACGTGTAGTGCTTGACCAAGCCCAGCGCCTAGCATCGATCCTGCCCGATCTGGCCGATCCCAAAAAGGCCCCTGTGGCCATGAACCGGCTGATCCGAACGGCAGAGTACTGTGGGATACCGCAGTCGGAAGTCGAGCAAGTCATCGACCACCGATACATGCTTGTCCTGGAGTTGGCCGCGCGCCAGTTGCAGGGCGAATATGAGAGATCCCAGGTACGCCAGAGAGCCAATGGCAATGGCGATGCTTCTGCGCAGACACCGTCCAGAAAAGTCGTCCTACGCCCTGGTTCTTCGCAAGGTTCCGCTGCCACGTCGGCCAAGCGCCTGACGGCAGAGGTTTATAACCGGGCGAAACGGACGGGATCGGTCGAGGATGTCGCCAAGACCCTGATCATGTCGTCGCCCACACGCAGATAGGGGGCTTATGCCCCCTGACCACAGGGGGCCCCGATGGGCGTTACAGCAGGCACAATCCAGACCTATGCATTTGCGACGCTGCGCGAGGATCTCTCCTCGGCAGAGAACATGATCACCCCGACCGAAACTCCCTTCCTGACCGCAATCAAGAAGGTCAAGGCGAAGAACAAGCTCCACGAATGGCCGCTCACTGAATTGGGCGCCGTGGATGCCTCGAACATCGTAATTGAAGGCGAGGCAGCGCCCGCCGTCAATTCCGGCATCACGCCGTTCCGCAGGCAGAACTTCTGCCAGATCTCGGACAAGGTGCTGCTCATCTCCGACAGCACACCAAAGCATGACGAAGCGGCCGGGACCGAAAGCCTTGCCAAGCAGGTTTCCTACAAGCTTAAGGAACTGAAGCGCGACAAGGAGACGATGCTCCTTCAGGGCAACGCCGCAGCTCCGGGTTCAGCTTCCGTGGCGCGTCAGTCAGCGGGTTTTGGTGCTTTCCTTATCACCAACCCGACACGCGCGGCGGCTGGTACGCCGCTCGCTCCGACGCTGTCGAACTCTCCTCGTACTGGGGATGGCTATCCGAACGCGGCTGCGTCAGGTGGCACAGCGGAAGCGCTCACTGAGGCGAACTTTAACCTCGCCATGATGAATGCCTGGAACTCGGGCGGTAACCCGACCTATGCCTATGTGACTGCCAGTCACAAGCGGAAGATCTCCACCACGTTTGTGGCCAATGCGACGCGCTACAAGTCAGCCGACGACAAGAAGCTCATTGCCGCCATTGACGTCTACGAGAGCGACTTTGGGCAGGTGCAGATCGTGCCGGATCGTTTCATGGTGTCGGGCTCCATCTATCTGGTCGACCCGGAATATGTGGCGCTTGCCACGCTCATGGAGACCCGTCAGGTGCCCTTGGCGCGTACCGGCCACGCCGAGAGCGTCCTCATCCAGGGCGAATACTGCCTGGAAGTGGGCAACGAGAAGGCCCACTCGGGCGTCATGAACCTGACGTCCACGGGTTCGTAGGAACTGTCGCCGTGAACTGAAGCGTCTACGGCGGCGCTTCATTTTCAAACGAGGTAAGCAATGGCTGATAAGAAAGACGAAGGTCTCTACATCGAATTGACCCGTGACCTGGGTTACCGGGGCGTCCATCTGGGCAAGGGCTTTGTCCTCGATGGCAGTGTCGACAAGGCGTGGGCCGAGCATCTGGTCCTCAATGGCGATGCCAAGAAGGTCGACAAGCCCGACTACGCAATCGAGAAGCCGTGGGAAGAGGCGTTGAAGGAGCGCGAAGCCGAGGCGAAAGCCAAGCTTGCCGAGAAGCTCAATCCCAATCCTACGGCGGCCAAGTCTTATGACGCACCGCAGCCTAAGAAGTGAGGATATTCTCGCACCTCGTACCTCCCGCGAGGTGTGGGACCAAGAGCGGGGGCTCATCATTCACTATGAGCAGGATGTAGAGCCCCTTCTCGACGAGAACCATGCCGACCGCACCTCCGGGAACAATGGCTACAGTCCTTCCCGGACGTGGCGGCGGATTGGGTCTATACCGAATATCCTGGTCGAGCAGGCCATGAAGGAAACGGGGATCAATGTCTTCGACGGTAGCCCAGAGGCTGCGAAGCTGCTTCGCAAGATGCTGGAAGACAATTATAAGCTACGCACCGTGGAGAAGCTCTGATGCCTCTCAAGAAGGGTTCTGGCCGGAAGGTGATTTCAGCGAATATCAAGGCCGAGATGGCCGCTGGCAAACCCCAGAGACAGTCAATCGCTATCGCCCTATCGAAGGCGGGCAAATCGAGGAAGAAGTGATGGCAAAAGGTAAACCGAAGGGCAAAGGCAAGCCGATCTTTCCTGCTGCGACCAGCAAGGAAGGCAACAAGGGGCCAAAGTATCCGGCGAAGTAGTAGACCGATATCGGCGCGACGCCACTCTGGCAGGGCCACTTACATGATGGGATGCTGGCATGGCCTTTCCGACGTCTTACAATGGCTGGATAGCGCATATCCGTAATTGGATAGGTGCCGACGATTACTCTGATGCGCAGATCGGGACGTTCCTGGATCTCGCTCAGACCCGCATGAATGTCGAGTTGATGAGCTTCCACATGGAGGCTCAGTATACCAAGACTATCCTGGCGCCGGATGCAGGCAACCCAATCAACCTGTCCCTGGAAATGGCGGATTTCGGCAAGATCCGTCTGGTGTCGGTCAGGGGCACGGGTCCGCTCGATGTCGCGGCCCTCAACGAGTATGTCGAGAAGGCGCAGGATCTCTTCGACACCAGCTACATGCCAGAGCTGTACACGATAGACAGCAAGAAGCTCTATATCTGGCCGTGGCCTGCCGAGAACGCCATCGTCGATATCTACTACTACATGAACGTGCCGAGCCTGTCGGCCAGCGTAGCCACGAACGTCTTCTCGCTCTACCACCCGGACATTTTGACCTACGCGGCTGCGCTCGAGGCAGCGCCCTACATGGTCGAGGATGAGCGGATCGCTGTCTGGGAGAGCAAGTACATGGGTGGTGTTCTCGCCGCCAATGCCAATGTTCCCAAGATCAAGATGGGCTCGACGCCCCTGCTCAGAAAAATCACGGGTCTGTCATGAGCCATCTGGTTGGACCGGGATATCACTCTGACTTCGCCGTGGTCGGCAATACCTTCCGGCGTCAGTACCAGTGCAAGGCGGAGAACGGTACGGCGGTCAATTTGACCGGCTACACGGTCAAGTGGCGCGGCGTCTATGGCGACACCATCATCGAGAAGTCGACGGCGTCTGGTACCCTGTCGATGACTACGCCGTCCAACGGTACTATCACCCTGACCTTGACGCCCACCGAGACGCGCCTGATCCCGGTCGAGCAGAACATGCGCTACGAGCTGGAGTTGATCGCCCCGGACCTGACCCAGCAGACGGTGCTGTGGGGCGACTTGGTCGGCAAGGGGGGTGCCACCAGTGACTGACATCTCCGTCGTCGAGGTTCTGGTCGCGGCCACTCCGCAGGTCGTGGAGGTCCAGGTTCCTGGCATCCAAGGTGCCACCGGGGGTACCATGAACTGGCGCGGCCAGTGGCTGACGGCAACGACCTATGCGGTGGCCGATGGTGTCTACAACCTGGGCTCCAGCTACATCTGTACAAGCAATCATCTCTCGGCCGCACTGACGCAGCCGGGCGTCGGAGCGAACTGGGCGACGGTCTGGAGCCTGACCTCGCAAGGCGCCACGGGTCTGACAGGGGCCACCGGCCCGGCAGGCCCGACGGGCGCCACTGGTTCTACGGGTGCCACGGGCTCGACTGGCCCGGCAGGCACGACCGGGGCGACTGGCGCGCAAGGCCCCAAGGGCGACACCGGAGACGTTGGTCCTGCTGGCGCAACTGGTACTACCGGTGCGACTGGTTCTCAGGGTATACAAGGTATACAAGGGATACCCGGCACTCCGGGTGCAACCGGTGCTACTGGTTCTACAGGCGCGACAGGCCCGCAGGGTCCGCAAGGCGTAGCGGGCGGTTCGATGAACTGGCGTGGTCAGTGGCTGACAGCGACTGTCTATGCTGCTGTTGACGGCGTCTACAATGCCGGTCCCGGTTCCAGCTATATCTGCACTGCGGGTCACACTTCGGGTGCTTCGACCGAGCCGGGTGTGGGCGCAAGCTGGGCAACGGTCTGGAGCCTGACTTCGCAGGGTGCGGTTGGCCCGCAAGGCCCTCAGGGTCCGACGGGTGCTACTGGCTCAACCGGATCTACCGGCCCGACTGGAGCTACTTTTGCAGTCATCGACTTTGGCTGGTTCATAGACGGCGGCGGGAGTGTCATCACCACGGGTCTCAAGGGGCCGGATTTATACTTTGATTTTCCCTGCACCATTAACAGCTGGACGATACTGGGCGATGTTGCGGGAGCGATCCAGTTCGACATCTGGATGGATACCTATGCCAATTATCCGCCTGTTGTCGGTGACAAGATCACCGGCACGGCCAAGCCCCTTGTCGCTGCCACCAATGCCAAGGCGCAATCTTCGACCCTGACCGGCTGGACGGTCAACATACCCGCAGGCTCTTCGCTCAGGCTCAATGTCGACAGCGTGGCAACGATGAAATACGCCACGCTGCTCTTCAAGGCGACGAGGACCTGATGCCCAGCACCTATTTTGGTTCAGCATCAAATCCTGCCGACAACGGCACGTTGGCCACGACGACTATTACTGTTACGCCGCCTGCCAGCATGTTGGCAGGTGATCTTGTTGTCGTCCATGCGAAGGCTATTGGCGCTGCTACTCTATCTGTCACTACTACGGGAGGGCAGACTTGGTTTGCTGAAGGCGTGACCTCTATGGACGGCGGTACGGCCACGCTCTTTTGGTGCGTATTCAACGGCACATGGGGAGCCAATCCGGTCGTTAGCTTTGGAGTGACCACTTGTAACTCAGCCATCATGCACGTCTTCAGGCCGCCCTCCACATCTTATACTTGGGAGCGGGCACAGGGAGGACTTGTAGAAGCTACTTATACCTCGACCACAACGCCAACGCGGGCTGGTTTGACGACAGCGGCTCCTGACACAGTTGTTCTGGCTGGCTGGCGAACAAGTGGTGTCACGGCGCAGACATTTGGTTCTTTGACGGGTGCTGGCTGGGTTGTCACAGGTACGGCGCAATATCGCAATCTTGCCAGCACTGACATGACGCTTTCCTATGCTCACAATCTACCAGTTGCGGCAGGGTCAGTTGTACCTACGGCGCAGAAGACCCAAAGCGCGGCGTCGGCAGGCTCTACGTTCCTTATGTCGTGGGTGCCCATGCTGATGAGTACCTATACCGATGCGCTTCCTGAAAGTTTTGATACTGTTTTAGTGCATTATGGTCATGGCGTCTCTGCACAGCACACTATTTTTGGGAGTAAAACTGCAAATTGGAACTCCTATGGCACTCTTATTGCTGGGGTAGCTCCCGGATTGGACACTACTCGCAAGACGGAAGGCGCTTTTTGTTGGAAGTTTGTAGCCGGTCTTAATTCTGGAACTTACTACAACTATTTATATAAGGGATCAGGTGCAAGTCCCGTAGATAAGTTGAGCCTTACTGGTTTTGATCTTCTCAAGTTTGACTGGTATTTGGAGACAGTCGGCGCTTCGTGTGTTCTTGCAGTCTCTTTAGCTTCAGGGGATACGTCGGATAAATTCTGGACTGATTTAGCGACCGCCGTAGGGGGTGGTACTGCCTCACTAAGTCTAGCCACGCTAACCGATAAATCAGATGTTAGTGTTGAGCTAGGTGTCTTTGCCAATGATGCCCTACATGGCAATTTCCCGACCACTACGAACACCTTCTATATAGATTATATGCGGGCTGAAGTAGCAGTGCTTGGCAAGAGCCAAGCAATCATGCTGGGGGCGTAAACAGGAGGCTATGTAATGTCACTCAACTCTCAATTGGCTACGTCAGCCGTGGCGGTGACCCCGTCTGACACGACCCGCTTCAATGCTTCGGCGATCTTTGCCGGGGGTGCTGGTACGGTGGTCATCGAGCCTATGAACAACCAAGGTACCTTCGTGACCTTCACGGTTCCGGCCGGGGGCTATGTGCTGTGCCAGTGTACGCAGGTACGGGCCGCTTCGACGGCAACCGGATTGGTGAGGCTCGCCTGACATGACGATGCTGGCGCTCGGTCTGGCGATCTGCACACCGGCCACGGTCGGCGGGCTTGGCGCGGCTGCGTCAGTCATGATCCTCTCCAACAACACGGTGAATGAAAATCTGGCGAGCGGCACCCTGGTCGGTGTGCTGTCGACTATCGGCACCACCGGCACTCCGGTCTTCACGCTCACCGATAGTGCGGGCGGCAAGTTCGCCATCAGCGGCGCCAACCTCAACACGGCAGCCATCCTCGATTATGAGGCGGCCTCTTCCTACAACGTCATCGTGCATTGTACCGGCACCACCCCGGCCCTGTCGGATCAGACGTTTGGTATTTATGTCGGCGATATTGCCGAGGTGCCGGTCAACTCGGTGGCACCGACCCTGTCACCGACCACTGGTCCGGTTGGCACGGTACTGACCTGCGGCCAGGGCACCTGGAGCAATTCGCCTTCGTCCTATGCCTATCAGTGGATGAACAACGGCGTCGACATTGGTGGCGCTACCGCAGTCACCTATACGACAGTTGCCGGTGACGACACCGATACCATCACCTGCAAAGTACTGGCGACCAATGCGGCTGGTCCGGCTGCTGGCTACATCACCACCAGCAACTCGGCGTTGATCGGGGCTGGATGGACACCAGCAAGTCTGGGCTCAGCTCTCAGGCTGTGGCTCAAGGCGGATACGGGGATTACTCTTAATGGCTCGACGGTAGCCGCTTGGGCCGATCAGAGTGGCAATGGTCTTAATTTGGCTCAAGCTACAGGAGCAAAACAGCCTACCTATAACGCGACTGGACTTAATAGTCGGCCAGCGGTCTCGTTTGTTCCGGCGTCTGATACGTTTTTACTATCTGCTAGGGATGCTGCCTTTAATCTAGGTAACAACACCTCTTGGTTTATAGTTTTCCGAGTTACGGGCACCTCTGATCAATATGCCTCTGTGCTGAGTTACCTCAGTGCGGATGGCGCGGACGATGCGGGGGCCAATAACAGCAGCAACGTAGCTAAGGGGGCCGCTCCAATTGTACGATGGGATACGGATGGTTATAAACCCATGTATGCTGGGGAATGGGGAACGAGCGCCAATTTGTCAGCAAGTACTAATTATAGACTTGGAGCAATTCTTAGAACGGGTGGCATTGGAACAATGTACGTCAATAATGTTTCCGGTGGAGATTTTACCTTCAGCGGGGCACCGACATTTACTCTTGGCGGTGCCGGGGGAAACATAGGCATAGGCAAAACTATCTCTTTTACTTCTGGCACTTTTACAGAAAATCCAGAAACTTTTGGAGGATTAATTTCGGAAGTAGTTGTTACTAATACGGCCTTGAGTGCGGGTGAACGAACCAGTCTGGATGACTACTTCAAAGCCAAGTGGGGTCTGTGATGACAAATTATCATGTCTATGCAGACGAACTAACTGCTCAGGCAGCGGCTGATGATATGTCTGCCAAGTATGTGCCTAGGGTTGAAGAAACTGATCTTGCGGGCAATCCGGCAGAGCATCCACAAGTTACAAGTGCGTGGGATGTTCCTCGTCAGCGCAATGACGGGCAGTGGGTTATCCAAGAGTACCCCGGTTATGTGCCGACACCTGCGCCTGTTGCGACTGAACCCTATGACCCGGATTGGTTTGCCCGGCCACCGATTAACATCGTGCCCCCGTCGCTCTCTTACACTACGGCTTGGATTGGGCTGGCGGTCTCATGCATCAGCGGCGAATGGCTGAGCGCTCCTACTTTCAAGTATCAATGGCAGGCGGATGGCGAAGACATTCTGCAGGCCATCACTTCGGTTCACACGGTCACGCTTGCCGATGTTGGCAAGGTGCTGACTTGTGTGGTGACTGCTACCAATGAGTTTGGCTCTACCGATGCTGTCAGCAATGAATGTGTGGTGAACTAGATGGACAGGGCAGCCTTCTTTGATGTGATGCGCGATGAGTTTGGTTCGCTGTCCCAGTCGCAGGTCGAGGGCACCGAGGCGCTGCTCGATGCTGCGGAAGAGTATCAACTGCCGATGAACCAGCTCTCCTATGTGCTGAGTACGAGCTGGCATGAGACTGCGGCAACCATGATGCCCATCGCTGAGTATGGAAAAGGCGAAGGCCATGAGTATGGTGAACCGTGCCCGGAGTATAATGATCAAGTGGCCTATGGCCGTGGGTATGTGCAGCTCACTTGGGACTATAACTATGAAAAAGCCGACAGTGAGTGTTCCCTTAACGGCGCTCTATTGGAAGATTTTGAACTTGCCCTCGACCCAGTCATCGCCTCCCAGATCATCTTCAGAGGAATGCTCGAAGGCTGGTTCACTGGAAAAAAGCTAGGCGACTATGTCAACGAGACGGTCACTGATTACTACAATGCTCGGCGTGTCGTTAATGGTACCGACAAGGCCGACATGCTCGCTGGCTATGCCGAGAGTTTCGAGCAGGCGCTTAGAGCTGCCAAGTATGGCGAGCCTGAGCCTGTGGACCCAGACGAAATCACTACGCCGCCCGAAGAGGGCGAGCATCCTCCACCGCTAGAGCCGCTGCCGCCGCGTGTGCTAAAACAAAAGAAGTACGACTACATTGTCCATCGCACCGACGTCGACGAGTTCGAGGCGCAGCTCAACAGGCTGGGTGCATTGGGCTGGCGACTGGTGCAGATGGGCGGCGACATCATCATCATGGAGCGCGTCAGAAGGTGAATGAGGGAGTTCGACACAACCAAGGGTGCATTCCTTTTAGTGGCGATGATCATTGCCACGATGATGGCGTTGCTGTTTCTTGGTATGGGGACATGCACTTTTTTGGCTATTACTGGTCGGGCTATGCCCGTTTGTACCGATCTAAAGGACTTTGCCAAAGAATTGATCACCATGAGTTTTACGGCAGCGATTGCCTTTGCCGGGGGGAGAATGAGCGCCCCCGCCGCGCCTCCCCCGCCGAAATTGCCTGACAAGGACAAGAAGCCATGACCATCAACACCACGACCAACTATGGACTTGAGAAGCCGGTCATTGGCACCGAGATCGATGTGTGGGGTACGCCCTATAATTCGAACTTTGACAAGATCTCGACCCAGATGAAGCTCAACGCCGATGCGGCAGCGGCGGCTTCAACTCTGGCTGGCACCAAGGCCAACGCTTCACATACACACGATGCTTCGACCGTGTTCAGTGGCGGCACTGTACCAGCCGCGCAGATGCCAGCCCACACTGGCGATGTTACTTCCCCTGCTGGCTCGGTCGTCAATACCATTGCCGCCAATGCGGTGGTCACCGCCAAGATCCTCGATGCCAATGTCACCAATGCCAAGCTGGCGGTGGGCGTTGCCAACACCGTCAAGGGCACGACCAACGGCACGTCCAACACCGACATCCCCTTCGCCACCATCCTGGCCGGTGGCGAAGGGGATGTCCAATGCCATCCTGGCCAACATGGCGGCCAACACCATCAAGGGCTCGGTGGCAGGTGGCGACCCGGCCGATTTGACTGCCGCGCAGGTGCTGACGATCACCGGTGCTGCCACCACCACCCAGCTTACGGCGGCCACCACCCAGGAAATAGAGGTTCCCAAGACCGCCACCTACGTGCTGACCGCAGCCGAGGCTGGCAAGATGGTGACCTTCAACAGCGCCTCGGGTGTCAACTGCACCATCAATTCGAGCGTGTTTGCCGCCGATGACCGGGTCGACATCCTGCAGCTCGGGGCAGGTGCGGTGTCCTTCAACGGCACGGCGACGCGGCGGGTGTTCCCGTCAGGTGCCACCAAGCTCGCCGGTCAGTATGCCGGGGCCACCATCTGGTTCGTCACTGCAACCGAGTGCGTCATCATGGGGAATATCATCGTCTGATGTACCAGACCCTTGGCATGCTGGTGGGAAGTGGCGGCGGCGCGCTGGCTTTCCCGACGCTTGTCTCGCATTCGCATGATGGTTCGCCGGGAGGTGCTGGTGTTAACCGCACCTGTGCCTTGCCGGGCGGCATCGTTGCGGGCCAGATCATCGTCCTGGCGGTTTCCCTGGCTCCGGGATCGGTGACCGTTGCGGTTCCTTCTGGCTTTACGCGCGTGTCCGGTGAGGATGTCTTCTCCAAGGTAGCGGTGGGTGGCGAGACGTCGGTGACCTATGTGCTGTCCGGCAGCAGCCCGGCTTCCAATGTGAGCGCTCTGGTATTCGATAGCGGCTCGCTCATCGAGGCAGCGAACTTCGAAGCAAATCCCGGAACCAACGGTAATCCGCCTTCGCTGACGGTGAGTTGGGGAGCCGCCAACAATCTGTTCATGGCCATCTACCATAAGGTTGGTATCGGTAGTGGTGTGTCAGGCTACCCGTCCAACTGCCCGCTTTATCGTTCCATCGACACCACGCCCGATGATGAGGGCGTGGCTGGCGCTGAGAGTACTCTAGCGACATTCGATCCGGCTACTTTCGCCTCGGGCAGCGGCAGCTACAACACCTTTACCATAGGACTTCGCGGATGAGCGGTCAGAATGTCAGTCTCCTAGAGCTGCCGCCCGGTGTGTTTCAGGACAGCACCCAGTACGCGGCCGGTCGGCGCTGGTTCTCAGCTAACCAGATCCGCTGGGTCAACAATGTCATGATCCCGGTGGGTGGCTGGCGCCAGTTGCTCAACTTCTCAGGGATAACCACCAAGGTGGTCAGGAAGCTGTTCTCCTGGCGCGATGATCTGAAAGCCCCGTGGCTGGCGGCGGGGTCAGAAGACAAGCTGATCGGTGTCTCTTACATCAACGGCATCTTTACCCAGTACAACATCACGCCTGCTGGCTTGGCGTATAGCCCGGGCGGCGTCGTCGGCTTCGGCCGCCGTGGCTTCGGCACGGGCCCATTCAGCATCGATGGTGGTGGCTCTGGTTCTGTGCCCGATGCCACGGCGCTGAGGTCGATGGACAACTTCGGTAAGCTCCTGTGTGCTGTACACTCGCAGGACGGAAGATTGGTGTCCTGGGATCCGCTGACGCCCTCGACCATAGCGGTCCAGGTAGCGGGCTCCCCCGTTGATAACATGCTGGTGATCGCCACTGAGGAAGAACACCTGATGGTGCTGGGTGGTCACAACAACCCGCGCAACGTGGCGTGGTGTTCAAGGCGCGAGATCAACACCTGGACTGCGGCTGATGACAATTCGGCCGGTGGCTTCGATCTCAAGAGTAATGGAGCGATCATAGGGGCCTGCAAGGTCCAGTCCGGTATCCTGGTCCTGACCGATACCGACGTACACCTGATCGAGTATGTCGGACCACCGAACTACTATGGTCGTCGGAAGATTGCCGATGAAGGCGGCATCATTGGACAGAACACGCTCTCCCCCGTGCAGGGCGACGCCATCTGGATGGACCACGCCAACCTGTTCTCCTACTCGGGGGGTGCTGTCACCAAGGTGCCCTGCTCGTTGCATACCGAGATGTTCTACAACTCCAATCTCGATCTCTCCTACACGGTTCATATGGGCCTCAATGAGTTCGCCCAGGAACTGTGGTTCTTCTATCCCAACAAGGACAGCTCCGAGCCGGATCGCTACATCGCCATGTCCTACAGCCAGGAGCCCTACTGGACCCAAGGCCGGATGGCGCGCAGCGCGTGGTGTACGCCAGTGTGGCAGGCAAAGCCCATCGCCGCCAACGGCACCATTCTCTACGAGCAGGAGTATGGCTCGCTGGCGGACGGCGTCTCCCGCAATGACGAGATCTATGCCGAGACCGGAGCGCTGGAACTGTCGACCGAAGACGACCCCGAGGGTGGGCGGGTCATGTGGATCGACCGCATCTACCAGGATGCGGGAGTGGAGGGGCCGGGGCAGACCGTGGGTGACCCGGCCGCCTTCGCTATGACTTTCAAGTTATCTCAGGCGCCCGGTGCCCCGGAGAGGGTTGTCGGGCCGATCAACCTTGCCAACCCCAAGGGCTACACGACGGTGAGGATGCGGGGCCGTCAGGCTGTCGTCCGAATTGAACAAACCAAGGACGTGGTGTGGAAGCTGGGAAAGATCCGCCTGCGGATCAAACCGGGAGGCAAGCGATGAGTACCGTCGTCCCGCTTGCTCGGGAAGAATACGACCGCCGCGAGGAACAGAACTTCCGCGAGTGGACGCGGCGCAACATCATGAACGCCACCAACCTTGCGTCTGCTACGTCAGAGGCGCTGCGGTTCGCCATCCTCCCCGTCTATGCCGACAATGCCGCAGCAGGTGCTGGCGGGCTGGTGCAGGGGCAGTTCTACCGCACTGCGACCGGCCAAGTGATGGTGAAGCTATGACCACCCGTGTCTACATCGAAGAGACCGACGTTCCGGGCAAATACAGCGTCCGAAAAGACAGCCCCACAGGGACGCTGCTGCAGGCCCACTCCAGGCAACCCCTGCTGGATGCCTGCCGGATCCTTCAAGGCCAACAATACGAGGGACGATGCGAGCTGTGGGATGCTTCCAGGCCCTATCCGAGAATGTCGTGCGACATTGCCTGGGGGGCCACGAAGATCGTCATCGAGGATCCCAAGGGGGCCCCCATGAGGCTCTCGGCTTTCATCCCGTTCAAGCGCAAGGCCAACGTCTACGCAGACAAGTACGCAAACCAAGGAGGCTGACATGGCTAAGGGTGAAGGTGGCGGTGGCCACTTCGACGAGAGGCGGCGGGCGGCGCGCAAGCCGACGACCGAGTTTGCCGATGACCCGGCGATCCTGGAGGCCATCGTCAAGCCGAGGGCCAAGCCGGTGGTGGTCAAGAAGAAGCCCAAACCCAAGATGATGCCGATGGCTCCGCCCCGGAAGCTGGAGCAGGTGGTGAACCGGGGAGCCAAGCAAGATAAATTCTATGGCGATATTGTAAGTCGTGAAGCCAAAGCCAGTCGACAACCCGGTCCCTTCGATCTCCCCAACATTGTCATGCGGAAAGGCAAGGGCAACCTCGGAGGCGAGACGGTCAACCGCTACGCCAACTCCAAAGGCGACCGCCTGGGCATAGGCAGCCTGTTCGGGATGCCTGACTACAACCCGTTCCCGACTGGACGCCTCACCAGCCTAGCGGACGCTCGCGACGAGGCTGCGGCCGGTGAGAACGAGGGCTATGGCGTCATGAAGAGGAACCAGCGCTACTGAAATGAACGCACCCGCTGAGTTCCCGACACAACGAATAGTGAACAGGCTGCGTCGATGGCGTCCTCTTATTGAGCGGGCCATCCGTGACGCTGACCTGATGACCTACGAGGACATCGAGCGTGGCGTTGTCGAACAGAAGATGTGGCTGTTTGATACTCCCAGGGCGTTTGCCGTCGTGCAGATATTTGATTATACCAAGGGTCGGGTTGGCCATGTGCTGGCGGCTGGCGGCTCCATCCAGGGGCTGAAGGAGCTGCAGGAGCTTTCCACCCCATTCTTCAAAGAGATCGGCGCGCGACGTCTCACAATGACAGGGCGCCAAGGGTTCATGAGGCGGCTTCCAGCACTCGGCTGGACGCAGCCTCGCATCTATATGGAGTTCAATTATGGGTGACATCCTTGGCGGCGGCGGTGGCGGCGGTGGATCCGGGGGCGACGAGACCAACACCACCGAGAAGGCCCTGCCAAGTCCGGCCCAGATCGCCGCGACACGCGAGGCTTTCAACACGGCCTCCGGTATAGCCGGTGTCGCCAAGAACCTCCCCTATTATGCGCAGATTGCCTCGAGCCCCGGCTATCGTCAGGCGCTTCAGAACACCGCGAATACCTGGTCGGACTGGATGGGCACTGCGCCGATGGATCTATCCCAGGGCTCAGCACCCATCACCCACGGCCAGTTCGGTGACGTGATCGATGCCGGGAAGGCGATGGAACAGAAGATCGCTGGCATGTCACCACAGATCCAGAAGATCCTGCAGCAGTATACTGGCCCCGGAGCAATCGCTCAGGGCGATGCCTATTCGCCTGCCATCTACGACCCCTACGTGCAGCAGAAGCCGTTGCTGCACCAGGGTACGGCTGCGCAAGGTGGTGTGGGTACGATTGGCGCGGGTGGCATCCCGGTCACGGCACTACCGGGTACCGGCACTGGCACTGGCACTGGCACTGGCACAGGAACGGGCACTGGTACGGGCACTGGTACGGGCACTGGTACGGGCACTGGTACGGGCACAGGAACCGGTGGCACCATTCGGTTTGGTGGTAAAATTTATAAGAAGAACAGCAAGGGCCAGTACGTCCTAGTCGGTGGCTACAATCGAACCGGGAGCAACCAAGGCGGTCAGGGCGGCATGGGCCAGGGCGGTCTAGCCGCGCGTGGAGGCATGGCTCGTGGACCAACGAATATTAATCCCGGCGGTGGTGGCTGGTTTAGTGGAAGTAGTGCAGGCGGTGGTTTCAACCACGGCTTTGCTTCTTAGGAGAGAGTGATGGGCGCACCGGCAGGCGGCGGACAGGCACAGGGCGGCACCCTTCCCCAGCAGGTGCAGGGCGCCTACGGCTCGGCTCTTGGCCAGTATGGCGGCATGGGAGAGACAGGCTCCAACCTGCTCAATGCGGCGGGTGGCCTGGGCCAGCAGTCGGCCGACATCTATGGCGAGATGGGCGGCATGAAGCCGACCGACGTCACGGCCGGGCAGCTCAACGGCATGGACCTGTCGGGCTACATGAGCCCCTACACCCAGAACGTCGTCGACACTTCGATGCGGGAATTGAACAAGCAGGAGGGTATCCAGCAGCAGGGTATCGACGATGCATCCCTGAGGCAGAATGCCTTCGGCGGAGACAGGATGTATCTGCAGAAGGGCAAGCTCGGCGGCGAGTTCGGCGACGTCAAGGCCAAGATGCTGTCGGATCTATACTCCAAGAACTTCCTCAATGCCCAGCAGATGGGCCAGTACGACATTGGCCAGAAGTCTCAGGCCGACCAGTTCAACCAGACCATGCATGGCAACCTTTATGGTGGTGCTGCGTCAGGGTTGGGTGGTCTGGCCGGTGCGGCCGGGCAGCTCGGCGGCTCGATGGCGGGCACCGGGGCGCAGGGCCTCGGCAATCTGGCTGGCTCAGGCTTCCAGATGGCCAACCAAGCCAATGCCGCGCAGACCGCCGCCGCCCAGGCGCAGCAGGCCCAGCAGCAGCAGGCCATCGACGCCGCCAATGCCAATTACGCGCGGCTGCTGGGGATCCCGGAAGACTACCTCAAGTCGATGCTGGGGATCTCTTCGGGGCTCGGCAACTTCGGCACCACCAAGACCAACGCGCAGCAGGATCCTGGTGCCCTGACCCAGATCGGAACGGGGGTCGGTATCCTCGGTCAGATCGCCGGAATGGCTGTCGGGTAGGGGGAAACAGATGCCGACACCATTGTGGCCAACCACCCCTGTCTCACCGGCCGGAGGCTATGCGCCTGAGCCCGAGCCCAAGGGGCTGCTTGGTTTCTTAGGGGGCGGCCCCGACATGGGCGCTGATATTGGCGACCGGCTTGGCGTCATCGCCCAGATCCTGATGAATGCAGGCTCAGGGCGCGGCGGGGCTGGCCTCGCCGAGGCGACGGCTGCCGCCAATGAGCGCTCCACGGCGCGCCGAGAGAAGCGCAAGGCCGAGCGCATGGTCAATCGGGCGGCCGACAAGATCGAGCCGTCCAACCCGGAGATGGCGGCGGTCATGCGCGCCAACACGGCGTTCGGCATGCAGATGCTTGGCAAGCAGTGGGAGAACGAGTTCGACAGCAAGTCCCGCATGGCGGAACTCAATAAGCAGTACGAGCTGCAGGGCATCAACCAGCAAGCCCTCGAGCAGCAGAAGATTGACGCCACCCGGGAGAACGCCCGCCTCAGGATGCAGGCGCTGGGCTATGACCTGGGTGGTGGTGGTGGCGGAGCGACCTCGGCTGTCACACCCACTGTCCAAGCCGATACGTCGGGTGCTGTGGTGCCTCCTGTCGCTGCGGTGGTACCTCCGCCTACCGACGGTATGGGGGGTGGTGGCGGACCTGCTCCTGCCGTCCCGGATCAGCCGCCATCACAACCCCCACCGGCACCAACTATAGGAGGAGGTACTGACTACACTATTGGGTTGACCACCAACCCGCAGTTGCGGGCGGTCCAGCTCAAGCAGCGCATCCTCCATGACGACCCCGACATGCCCATCGAGGACGCCCTGCAGCTCATCGACAGTGCCTTCACCGACACTGCTGAAGGTGCCAACACGGTTCGCAAGAACGTCGCCGAGCGTCGGGCAAGGCGGGCCCGTGTGCAGGGCATCCAGACCCGTGGCGAGGCCGCCAACGCCACTTCCAGGCCGCCCAGGGACTTCCCGGGATGGACATGTCGGCTCCTGGTGAAGCCGAAATGCGCGGCGCTGGCATCGACCCCAAACTTCGACCCGACCTTAACCCGGCACAGACGGCAGAAAGAATGCGCGTCGCGGCCGATACCGGCCCTGAACAGCTCAACTCGCTGCTCGGGGATCTCGCCAAGCCCGCGCCTGCAGGAGGCACCATCACTCTACCGGACGGCACACGCATTCAGACAGGTGCTGCGAAGGATACCGAGGCGCAGGATCGCAACGAGGCGCTGTCCCTGCGGGCGCAGATCTCGCTGCCGATACTGAATGACCCAACCAACGCAGCGGCACTGACGTCCAACCTGAATTACTTCAAGGACCAAGCCTTGCCGACATGGCTGACTAACAGCCTGCGGATGCTTCCACCGGAGTACCGGATAGCCAGGGCGGCGGGGGCCAACTACCTGTCGGCTATTCTGCGCCAGGAGAGCTTGTCCTCCATTAAGCAGGAAGAGTTCGATATGTACGGACCCTTCCTGCTGCCGCAGCCGGGCGATGACGACGCGATCAAGGCCTTCAAGTCGGAGCTGCGCCAGCGCACCTATCTGGGCATGCTGCGGAACATGAGCCCGGCTGCCCAGCTCAGCTACGCCACAACAGCAACCCAGCAGCATAAGGAGGCCATTGCCAGGGGCGAAACGCCGCCGCCACTGCCGGACATCAACCAGTGGCCGACGGGTACGGGTACGGGGGAGGTACCCCAGCCTGGACCGGTGCCCTCCGCAGCGGACGAGCTGTTGAAGAAGTATCCGCCCAAGCCAGCGGCAGGGCCATAGCATGGCATCTCTCAAGGAACTCCAGGACGGTCTCGCTGCTGCTGACGCTGCTGGCAACACCGCCGATGCGCAGGTCTTCGCCGACGAGATCCGCAAGATGCAGGCGGCTCCCCCCGCTCCTGAGCAGGCGTCGCAGCGTGAGCATGGCTCGGATCCCATGATGGCGCTCGGCCAAGGGCTCGCCAAGAGTGCCGTGTCGACGCCCGGCATGGCGGCCTCGATCTGGGACAGCATCAAGAACGTCAAGCCGACGACTGAGGCAGGCAAGTGGTTCGCCGAGAATGTCGGCCCCTATGCCACCAAGGCCTTGGAGAGTTCTATCATAGGCCCGGCCCTCAAGGGCCCGACCTCGCAGCAGCTCCTCGATACGGTCGAGAAGGTGGTGCCCTTCAAGGAGTACTCAGGCCCCAACAGCTATGTCGAGCGTGTTGGCGAGAGCTATATGCCCGGCCCCGGTGGCAAGGTGCAGGCGGCGCGCGATCTTACTGCGGCAGTGGGTGCCGGTGTGGGAGGGAAGGGTCTCTCCGACGTCACCGATGCGTTCAACCTTGGGCCACGGGCCCAGTCGGTGGCCGACTTCCTCGGCTCGCTTGGCGGGGCCATTGTCGGCGGCGGCAAGTCAGCCAAGCCGGTCAAGATCGCCGCCGAGAGAGCGCCGACGGAGCAGCAGCTCGCCTCGCGAACCAAAACGGCCTACGATGCCATCAAGCCGGTGGCTCTCGACAAGGCAGGCTATCACCAGACATTGAAGGACATCGCCGCCGAGATAAAGACGGCTGGCGTGGTGAAGAGCGACAACCCGGAACTGTTCAATGGCCTTGGCGAATTGCTCAGGCGTCGTCACCTCACGAT